GATAAGCCGCGAACTCCTCCGGGGTCATCCCGGCTTGCTCGGCTGTCTCGAACAGGGGCAACATCGAGCGGCCTTGCTCGGCTAGCTTGATCTCTTCGGTGCTGGCGATCATGCGGTCCATGACGCCGCGCACTTCGTCCGTCAGCTCGACGTTAAGCGCTCGGATGTCTTTGTACACATTAACGAGCCAAGCACGGAACCGTTGGAAGAGGCCTTGCAGCTCAATGCTCGGGGCCTTGCCCTCGAACAAATAGGCCTCAAAGCCGCGGGCAAACTGCTCGTGGTACTGGCGCTTGCCCTCGAAGTCGAGCGCTTGCCATGCGGCCAGGTCGGTTACACCGAACCACTTAAACAGGGCTTGGGCGTCGTCAGTGATAGTGGCCGGGGCATCGGGCTGGGCCGCGATGTCGAGCATCGTCTCTAAAAAGAAGTGCCCGGATTCGTGCAGGAACGTGGACAGATCCGCGTTCTTAAGCAGAGTGATCGTGTTCGTGCTGGGGGTGAACGCGCCGCGTGCGCCTTGCTCTAGGATGTTGGCGCTGTTGGGGTTGAAGGTGCCTTGGTTTCCTGTGGCGCTTTTGATTTGCTCAGAGCGGAATGCGGTTATCTGACTTGCCTGCCCCTCGTCGTCCAGCGTTATTAAACCGTCAAAGCCTTCAGCTAGCGCTTTCTTTGTGTCCGACCTAGAGAACTCCCGAGATTTCACAAGCATAGGGTTGCCGATACTCACATAAGCGGGCATCACGTTGGCGTTACCTTTCCTCGCCCCGTCCAGTTCGGCAACGATGTTTGCGTAATCTGGCTTAGCCGAAAAAAACACCCCTGTAGTTTTACTGCGCGCAGGGTCAAAAACGTCAAAGCTGGCTGTAGTCCCGTGATAAACCACCAGCGGCCTGCCCTGCTCGTCCACCACTTTGCTGTCGCCGAACCATTCCCAGAAATTGCGCACGGCCTCTTCCGTTGTGGCGATGGGCTGGCCGTTGCTGTTGGTGGTCGGGCGCTCTTTGCCGTTGACGTTTATCTTGTCGGGTAGGGCTTGGGCGGATTGGTTGAAAAGCTCAGCCAATAGCTCCTCGTCCGACATCTTGCTGGGTGCGGGTTTGCGCCCTGCGTTAGCCGGGTCGTAGGACTTCACGTCAATCACATACATGTCAAGGGTGGTGTCCCCCCTTTGCAAGGCCAGATCCGTTCGGTGGTTGCCGTCATAGATGACGTATTCCCCCGTTTCCAATCGCAAAGCCAAAGGCTTGTCGCCATACCCTGGCACTAAGTCCCCTGGGTGATCCCCCGCGTTGAATTTGTCCCAGTTACGCGCTTTCTGAAAGCTCACCGCTTTGGACAAAGGCACCGCCTCCACCCTGCCATACTTCTGCATCTGATCGACAGTAGGCACGTCTGGCATGGTCATAGACTGAGGATCGGGCAGCTGCTCCAACACACCCCCACTGCTCACCATTTCCGCAGCCACCTTGAGTGGGTACCGCGCGTAGAGCGCTTCGGGTGTGGTGTTGAGCTTGGCGCCCATTACTGCATAGAAGTTCGACACCAAAGTGGCGTAAGACTCGTTGACCTGGCCCGTGAACCGGCCCGCGCTGTCGAGCTGCGCGCGCACGGTTTCCTTGATCTTGTCGGCTGAGGCCTTAAAGGCCTCGTCGTTTTGTTTCTCGGTAAGCACCTGCTCGACTTCGGCGCGCAGTTGCTCGCTTTGCGTCTGCATGTACTCCTGCGCCTCGGCGCGGCTCATGCCCTGTGGCTCGGTCTTGAGGTGATCGAGTAGGCTTTGGCTAAAATCGGTGCCCGCAATGCGCGCGGTGTACTCGGCCACGGGGATGCGCACATCGCCACCGGTTGCCAGGGCGTCGGCATATTGGGCGGCCACTGAGGGCGAGGCCTCGGCCACTTGCTCGATGACACCGGACTGGGCCAGTGCTTCGGCTGAGATATACACATCCTGCACTGGGCCTTCCTCGGTGGCTGCACGCACAAAAGCCTCAAAGGTGTCGGCATCGCGTGCGCGCACCTTGCTGGCTTTGGCTAGCTCGTCGAGCTGGGCCAACTGCTCAGCGGTCTGCTCAGCCTGCTGGGCTGCTGTGGTGCGCTGGGCAAAGCGTCGGGCTGAGGCGCTGACGACCTCGGCAGGGGTGCCGAAGAACTCGCCGAAGGCTTCGGCCAGGATCTGCCCCGGCTGGATCTCTTGCCCTGCGGCTACCTGGCCGCCTGCCTCACCCGCTGCGCCTAGTGCCGCTTGCAGTGGCACTTGCGCTGCGATGTTGGCAAGCTCTTGGGCCAGTGGGCGCGAGGCGAGTTTGCCTGCCACAGTGCGCGGCAGAAGCATCTTGCCCGCGATGCCGCCTGAGATAGCATCGACAGAACCCACGACGGCTGCGTGTTTGGCCGCTTGCTCAGTGATCGACGCTAGCAGGGTCGGGTTGTTCAGCGCTTCGCGGATGCTGTCGGGGTTGCTGGTATCAATACCGGCACGGCCCATGGCCTCAACGATGGACCCTGCGTAATCCACTAGGGCAGAGTTAGCGCCCAGGGCAGCGCCTGCGCCCACAGGGCCGCCTGCGAAGCTGGCGGGGATAGCGGCCAGCAAGCCCGGTGCACTCTGCACCAGGGACTCAGGGCCGATGCCCGCCAGAAAGCGCAGCGGGTCGTTGGTGATCTCGCTCATGGCGTCGCCGAACGTCTGGGCCTGCATCACCTTGTCCACTACAGGCGGCAACGGGATTTTGTTGCGCTCGCCCTGCAGTCCGGCCAGTGAGCCAGCCGCCTCGGCAACGCGCGCCTGCATGTTGGGCATTGCGCGCGCTTTGGTCTTGTTCCACGACGCCAGTGCTTGGGCAGAGTCGTGCCAGGGCAACGGGGCCAAGCCGTAGTCGCCATATTCTTTGAGCACAGCCTTGGGGTCTTCGCCCGATGCAATGCGCTCGTCAATCTTGCGGTAAATGGCCAGGCCGCTTGCAGAGTTCACCACGTCAACCGATGGCCCCACTGACTTGAGCGCGGGCACACCACGGCGGAAGGAGTTAAACAGCGCCTCCATGCTGCCCATATTCTCGGCATCGTCGTGGGCGAGCTGGGCGTTCTCAACGCCGGACAAAAAGCCCGCAGTGCGTGGGAACTGTTTGGCCAAGGCGTCGTAGTCGATGGCGCCGGCCGATGCTTTCGCCTTAACCGCCTCGGGATACGCACGGGCAGAGTCGATGGGCACGCCCGTCTTGCGCGCTACGCGGCGCAGCTCAGCCTCAAAGTCGGGATTACTGCTTGCGGCCAGTGTCATGCCCACGCGCACATCCTGCGCGGGCGATTGCTGCACATTGCCTAGGTAGGATGCAACGGCGGCGCTGGTGTCTAGTTCGTCGGTCATTTATTAGTCAAACCCTTGAGGCGCCAATAGGCACCGAGTAAGTCGGCGTCGGTGGGTTCCGCAATGCCTGCGGCTTTAAAGTCTTTCTTAAGCCGGTCGCGCACGTCGCTGGGGATGTCGCGGACTTGCATGTCGAGCATGCGCTTAGAGGAGGTGCCAGTGCTAAAACCTAAGAAGGAGGTCTGGAATTCTTGGGACTTGGCGAAGAGGCCATCCACGTGCTTCTCCACTTCGGCGTCCGACATCTTCTTGCCCGCTACGCTCTGCGCATTGAGCAAGGAGTCCCTCACGAACTTGCGCATGGCGCCCACGCGCATGGCGTCGGGGCTTCCGTCTTTCGGTGTGGGGTCGATGCCCAGCGTGCGCAACCGATCGTTAAGCACATCGTTGATCGCTGGGGTGTTCAAGTCCTCGGCTGCGTTGGCGCCGCCGGTCTTAGTCGCTGCGCCGCGTTCATTGGCGAAGTGTTTAAAGTCAGTCTCGTTAAGCTGAGGGCGCAGGCGGAAAAATTCGTTATCTGAAAGGCTTTTCAGATACGCAGGATCAGAAGCCAACTTCTGGTACACAGCCGGGTTCGTCACGTCATCGCCCTTGGCGATGCGCGCGGCGAAGTTCATCACGTTGTCTACTTCCTTGGGCGGAATGCCCGCGCGGATGGCGATGGGCAATTCCGAGAAGCGCCCGCCGTTTTGTTGCACAGCGCGCATGGCGTTGGCCACGTTCTCGTCTTCGCGCTGCTTGATGGCCTTCTGCTGGTCTTCCCACTGGCGCGAGGCCTCGGCCAGGGCCATGTTTAAGCGGCTGGGGTTGCTGGCGCCCAAGCGCTCGCGAATGGCCGCGTGCACGTCGGATAGGGTTGGCTTAGGGAATTGGCCCTCGCCTGCGTTGTAGGAGGCAAGGCCCTGGCTGACTTGGCTTTGCACACCCTTGGGCAAGTATGCAAGCCACTCACCGCCCTGCGACTTAGCCTTGACCACTGCCTGCTTGACTTGCTCGGGGCTACTGGCCATAGCGGCGTAGGCTTGGGGCAAGTTGCCGCCGAAGTCCTTAAGGTTTTGCTCGAAGCTGGCGCGAGTCTCGGGCGTGGTGTCGGCGCCACGGGTGGCGATGTTAAAAGCGCGGTCCGCATCACTGGTCACGATGCGAGGCGCCACGCTTTGCATCACTGCGTTGGCAGTGCCCAAGGCAAGCTGCGCGTCTAGCTCTTTGGTAATCAGCCCTTTAGCGCGCAAGATGTCGTCGGCCTCCATGTCGCCCGCGTACTTCTTGAGGTAGGCGTCGGCATAGCCGATGTTGTTCTGCTCAAGCGCAGCACCCAAGGCAACCTTGTGCGCGTTGCTCGTGACCTTGCGCGCGTTGGCCTCCGCCCATTCGGCGGACTTGCCTAGTAGGCGCGCTTGGTCGTAGGCCGCAGCCTTGATCGAGGTCAGTGCCTCGTCGATGACTTGCGGGTTGTTGTAGTTCAGCGCGATCTCATTAGTGCGCGTGGCAATGGTGCCCTCGCGCACAGACATGGTGTACTCGCGGAATTGGTCGGACTCGTGGCGCACGGCTTGGCCACGGAATGAAGTCAAGAGGTCGTTGGCGTGGCGGCTAAAGAGTTGCTTCTGCGCGTCGTTGCCCAGTCCTTGTGTGATCTGCGAGATCTGATCTTTGAGCGTGTCGCTGTACTCATCAGCCAAAGGCTTGCCGCTGGGGCGCTCCAACGCGGTAAGGCCGCGCTGATTGGTAAAGCCCGCGTCCTTGTCGTAGGTGAGCTTTAGCGCTGCCTCTTTGGCCCGGTTGATCGCGTCATCGACACGGATCTGGTTGGCCTCGGTCTGCATGTCGATAGCGATGCGGCCAACTGCTGCGCCTGTGTTCTGCAACCCCTGCGCGATCTGCTGCGTCTGCTGGCCAGTGACGTCAGCCACTTGCGTGGCGCGCAACTGGACGTTGGGTTGCGGGCTAGGCGCGGCTTGGAAATTGTCGTAGGTAGGGACTCTAGGCATTGCGCGTGCCCTCGACATCGGTGTAGCTGAGCGTGCCTGCCTTCTTCATCGAGTACCACGAGCTGGCCACCTGCCCTGCACTGCTCAATAAGGAACCCGCAGCGCCTATGGCTGGGTTGATCCCCTTGGCTGTGGCCCGCGTGCCTATCGCGCTGTTGCTCGCGTTGACGGCTTGGGTGCGGTAACCCCAGGCAGAGCGCACGGCGTTGGCTTCTAGGGTGTTGGCGTCGATCTCACCCATCAGGTCAGTGGACGAGAGAATGTTGACTGCGGTGTCTGAGCCAAGGTCAATGCCATTGGCCGCCATCGCAACGCGCTGCGCGCTCTTGAGCTGCGCAGTCTTAAGGCGGGAGTTCTGCACCTCGCGCGATCCGCGCTGCAGCTCGACTTGTGCGGCTTTCTCGGCAAGCTGGGCGTTTAGCTCGTCCATCCGCGCTTGGGATTCGAGCGATAGCTTTTGCGATTTACTCGAATAATAGTTGCCGGCGACACCCATAGCGGCGCCCCCGACTTGTGAAACCAAGCTGGCGGTGGCTAGCTGGCTTGAAGAAAAACCCATGGGCGTGCCCTCGTTTGATCACCCCACGGTACTCTTTTTAAAAAAAGTTACGTGTACCCCTTGTATCAGTTGTACAACGGTTGTAATCTGTATGCGTGTGTTGTGATTGTTTTAAAGGCACAAAAGTAACGCACAGCCCCTTGGCAACAGGGGGCAACCTTAACAACTCTTAGTTGTACTTAAAGCTGGTTAAATCCGATCAACGCTTAAAAGCCTGGGGCGCGGATCAACTAAGAGTTGTTAAGGTTGTGAATGCGCAGGCTGATGCGTGAGACGGTTGGGCGGCAGCGGTGTTGCAAAAGCACGGGTCCCAAATCGGATTGCAGCGGTAACACCACGAAGACTGCAAATGCCGGCGATCAGCACCGGCCACAACAACTTAGCCCTTGGCAACAGGGGCTATTCAAAACACCCGCTGGGGGACGGCGAGGCACCGCTTAACGTGGTAGGGCGGCGGCTTAGCGGCCTAGGGGTGTTTTGAATATTGGCATGTAACTCAATAGGTAGAGTGTCGCACTGTTAATGCGGTGGTTGCTGGTTCGATTCCAGCCATGCCAGCCAAATTTGCCCGCAAGGGCAAAACGTCCCGTCCGGTGGGCTGACATCCTTCTGTCGTTAACGCGGGCTTTTACACCTGGGAGCACCTACCAGGTGTACGGCAGTCCTGGCTGTGGTATTTGTGTACGGCTCAACACAAAATCAGGATGCACGACTAAGCGGTTAATTCTGCGAGGATCGAGCGAGCCAACTATTCGTCCGCAAGGGCAAAACGAGCAGATACACCGTGACGGCGAAGCTAGTAGCTCTCTGTTTGTAATTGAGCCAGCGAAGACGACGGGCCAATAGCGGGTGATGCGCCGAACGCCTAGGCATTAAAAGGGCACTGAAACCCGCTCACAAGGCGGGTTTCTTTTTATCCGCCCAGCGCAACTTCCAGAGTCATCGACACGATGGTGAGGGGCAGAGGGTCGGACTGGCGCACATACACCTGGCCACTGTCTGCCCATGCAGGCGTGATCACCACTTCAACTTCCTCACTCTTAAGCGCTGGCGGTGTGCTGTAGTCTTCCGTGGTGCGCTGCTTGGCTTCGGTTAGCTCGTCCTCAGTAGGCCCCACAAAAATACCGCTCGAGCGGTACACGCGCAGCCAAGCCTTGTTCACGTTCTTATAACGCCCTTGGCCGAAGGCCCCGTCAATCTGCACAGCCAGTGGCAACGTCTGCAAGTCTGACTGATAAGGCAAACCCACCTGCACGACGCTGGCTGGGTTGTCCAGCGTGATGGCGCCACCCGTGACCACACGGCGCGGGTGCACGGCTCCATCGGCCAAGATGCTCACCGTCTTGCCCTCGAGCCAGGTTAAGCCGGTGATGGAGGTTGTCGGCGCGCCTGAGTAGGTGCCGCCTGCGTCCACGAAGAAAGCGTCTTCCTGATTCTCAAACGCACGCGAGGCCATGCGCTCGACATAGCGCACGGTGCTGCCGTTCACTGTGCGGCGCACCACGGCGTAAAGCGCATCTTCTGCGCCCTCAGCCACCACAGCGATGGACTCGAAAAAGCCGTCGGTGTCGTGCTGGTGCCACGCGCCCACTTGCTGCTCGGGCACGTAAGTGAGACCCAGCAACTTGCCATTGCTCGACACGAACCAACACACAGGCTGCGGGCTTTTGGCATAGGCCATGTCCACTACGTCTAGGCCGTCAAACAAGTGCGGCGCACGCAGGGACAAGTCGCCTGTGATGTACCCACTGGCCTGCCAGGAGTAGGCAAGCTCGCGCACATGGCCGCCTCGGGCCGCGCCGTAAAGCAGGTTGTTGTTCACGATAACCGGCTGCACGTTGTTGGCGCCGATGTAGGACTGTGGTTTCACGCTAATACTGGTGGGGGTGATGGCGTCACTGTTAATGCTGGACACCTGCCACTCGGCCGCACTGGTCAATAACACGAGGCTGGACAGAGGCACAATATGGCGGACTGTGTTGGCCTCGCGCGCTGCCACGCGGATATTAATGGCGTCATCATCGCGCGTGGGAACCGAGTAAGTCATATCCGATTCAGTGCCGGGGCGAGTCATCCACAGCGTCTGCGGCTTGTTCGTGGTCCCTGCAAAGCATCGGCGCTGCTCATAGTAGGACACAGCGGCCGGATAGTCGCCCGCACCTGGGAAAGGGTCGGACTCGACAGGGGGCGTGCGCGACAGGTCGGGCGTGATGCCGGTGTCTTTAAAGGTCAGTTCGTCTGTTTGGCCGACAAAGCCAAACAACCCGTTGTCTTGGCGGTAGACGTTGTACCGCGTGGCTCCGGTGATAGCGGCCCAAGTGATGGTGTTATACGCACCAGTCTGCAACAGATTGTTGTCCACATCGGTCTGCTCGGATGCAGAGGCTAGGGATTCACCCACGCCCGACGTGCCCACCGCTGAGACTTTATAAAAATAAGGGATAAGCCCAGAAGGCGATGACGCCTGCGTGGCCGTTACCGCAGAGATAACCGGCGCCGATAGGCTGGGCGCGAACGAAATATCAGTGAGCGTCCAGCTCAGTGCGCCTAGCCTACGCAGCTCTTTGGGCGGGTAGCTCGGGTGCACCATAGTCATTACGTCTGCTGACTGCACGTAGTGGATGCCAAACATATCCGCTTCCGCGTAGGGATTGGCGATCTCATACGCTACCCCTGGCGACGACTCAAGCGTGGCGCCCTGTGTGTGAAAACGCAGGTACCCCTCGCCAAGCTCAATGACGTAAGTCTGCGTGGTGGAGTACGAGAAAGGTATGAGCCGCGTGCGCTTGGCCGGGGTTTTAACACTGCGCACGAAGGCGAGGCCAGGGCGGTTTGCCGCAGGCCCATGAGGCAGCGCAATAAAGTTGCGCATCTTGGCCGCGCCCGTCTGATACTTAACGTCGTCAATGCGGCCAAAGAACTCCGGCGTGACTTCCCCGCCGCCAAAGGATCTTTGTAGGGTTTTAACTGCCATTAGCGGTTCGCCATCCAAGAGACTGAGTGAGTGATCTGGTTGCGACCTTGGTTAGCGTCGGACACCCTGGCTTGGCTAAGCCACTGCTGCGTCATAGCAGCGCAGCGTTTCGCTTCGGCTGCGCCTTGGTCGCCCTTGATGATGGGGCCAGCCAGCATGCTGGCCAGATGCCATGACAAAGTCTGCACGAATAGAGGCGAGAAGCGCGTGGTGTCGGTAACGCGTGCGACATAGCGCAGCACGGCATCTTCCACGTTGGTGTAAATCACGTCTGCACCGGTCTCGTTCACCTCGCGCACAAATAGGTGCGGGGTGTATGTGCTGTCGCTGTTGTACACCAGCTCATTGTCTGTGGTCGTGTAGGACGGCAGTACAGAAAGTAACTTAATCGCATCGGCCGGCGTGGCGTAGGAGTACGCCCACGCATCGACGGTGCTAGTGAGTTGAGCCAAGGTGGCGCGCTTGGTCGCGAAGTTCCACGCGTGCATTTCCAGCAGCGTGTCGCGCGCATGCGGGTAAAACCGTGCGCAGTGTTCTGCCTGCGCAGAACCCTCGGGAGGATCAAGACTGGCCACAGTGGCGCGGTCGCCAAGGTGCCCGAGTGCTAGGTTGCAGATGTCAACGGCCGATGCCATTTTGTACTCCCCAAATAAAAAGAGGGGCCGCGGTTTCCCTTGGCCCCTAAGCTACATGACTCCACCCGCAGGAGTACCTACACCAAGTTTTCGCTAGCGGCTTCCGCTTCGCTTGACTTGTTGTTCTTGCCTTTACCCGGTGCCGGTGCGACTTGCTCAGGCTCAATAAGCTCTAGGTTCGCACCTAGGCGCATGGGCTTGCCATCGACCAGGGGGAATTCTGTCTCGAACTCCTCCCCATCCTGCACCATACGGTTTAGGTGCGATAGCCAGGTTTTAGCTAGTGCTCGGTAACGCGCCATACACTAAGCTCCTTAGAGAACGGTAAAGCCGCTGGCGTAGTACTGCGGGCCAGCCACTTCGGCGTTGCTCAGGTAGCAGGTAAACGCGCCGGCAGTCAGTGGGCCAGTGCCCACGGTGTACTGCACGCCTAAGTAGCGCTGGCCGTTGGGCTGCGCCGCTAGGATTGCAGGGTTAAGGCATACCGAGATCGGCTTGCGGCCTGCGGTCAGCTCGGCCTTACCGATAGCATCGGTTTGAGCGAGGATCGTAGGCGAGCTTAGGTTAGCGGCCGCAGACGAAACAATTTGGAAGGTCACAGTGGCAGCGCCCGCAGCCGTCACCGTGGTGTCCACGCTAAAAATAGCGTAGATGTCTTCACCGGGGCCAATGTCTCGGGCAACGCCCAAGTCAATGGTGTTGGTTGAAACAGCAGTTGCCGTAACCGCTTGCGCGGCAGACAACTGCAGAAGGGCATCAAGCATGCTCATGGTTCTGTACTCCGATTAGGTCACAAGGGTTTCAGCAATGCCGAGTTGGTCAACGCCGCGCACGGGTACACCCATGAACTCAAGTTGTTTGATCTCGGTGCCAAATTGAGTCATCGCAGGCTTAATGCCCAGCGCTGAGCTGGATTTTTCGAGGGCTTGGATCATCAAGCCTTCTTGGATGGAACGGTTTGCGTAGAACGCAGCGCGGCCCATGCTCATGTTGGGGATACGAGCGATAGCGCGCATCATCAACTTGATCAAGTTAGTGGAAGCGGTAGTTGCTTGTGTGCCAGTTACGCCCACCCAGTCGGACACATCGATGTTGGCGATGCGCACGACATAGCGCCAGTCTTTAACCACCAAGCCTGCGTCCCATTGGAACAAGGAACGTGCAGCTTGGTAGTAGTCGCCGTTTGCGTCTTGCACAGACTCTTCGCCTAGGTCGCGAGTAACTAGACCAGCGCGTGAACCTTTGGGGAACGGGCTAAACACAGTCTGCTCGCCCCATACCACGAGGTAAACGCTCGCGTTATCTGAGCCAGCACCACCGGCCAAGAGCACGTTGCCGCCGTTACCGGCAGAGGTTGAGCTGTAACGAGTAGCCAGACCTGAGAACGTCTTCATGTCTGAGCCGACGTTGCCGTTAAATATCTTGCCCGTCATTTCTTGGCCCATGGCCTCGATGAAGGGGGATTCTTCGGACAAACGGAACGCAGCAGAGTTACCGTTAAGCTGCAGCAGTTTGGCGTCGATGTGGCTGCGGGCTTCCAGCATTGCGCACGGCTCGGTGATCTGAGCAGTGGTTGACTTGCTAGAGGGCACGCCTTGGTTATATGCACGCCAGTACACAGCAGGCAGACCCGTGCGGATGGTCGACACGTGGCTGGTTGGCTGGTTGGCTTCCTTGAAGACGATGTCTTCGAGGATCATGTTTTGCTGAGAAAGCAGCTCGGCGATGGGGTCGATCTTGCCATCAGGGCCGATGCGCTTTGAGTAGTCCGCCAGGGTCAACTGGCCGGTGCTGAGTGTTGCCATAGTTCAATTCCCCTTATGGGTTCATATTTGGGTACATTCGTTGCGCTGGTGTCTCCGGTACTACCTTGGAGCCATTGCCAGACACAAAGCCGTCTTCGCTAATTGCGAGGCCCGCCCGGTAAAACGTCCGGATGATCTCCGGGTGGTTACCTAGGCCGGTCGTGTTTAGCAGCTCGCGCAGCTCGGGTGTACCGAACTGATCCATGGCCCGCTTCGCCACAGCCAAGTTCTCGGCCAGCTTGTCGCCGCCGAATTCCTTGTCTGCCTTCGAGGTCGCTTCCCATTCGGTGCGCACCGCTTGCAAGGCTTCGTCTTGACGGGCCTGAATTGCAGGCGCCATCTTGTCGAGGATCTTTTGCGCCGCGTCTTGGGGCAGGTTCAGCTCCTTAGCGACTTCCGAGAATTGCTCAACAACCGTGTTGTCGAACGCCTGGCCTTCTGGGGCCTTAAACTCGTATTTCTCAGGGGCACCGGCTGGTGCGGCCTGCTCGCCATCGGTTTTGCCCTCGCCTTCACCCTTCGGTGCATCGGTTTGGGTTTGCTCTTCGGTTGCGTGCTGCGTTGCTGCACCTTCGGCTGCTGGGGCTGCGCCCTCAGTAACTGCAGGTGCAACTTGTGACGACGCGGGGCCTTCGTTGGTCTTTGCGGCATCCGTCATCAGCGTCTCAGTAGTCATTGCGTTGTGTTCTCTTTAAGCATCGTGGGGTAAAGCTCAGGGCACTGCGATTGGAGTAATGCAAGTGTGCGATTGCCGTAGTTCCGATTCCCCTCTGCGAATGCCATCTGCATTGCGTTGGTATTGAACGACAGCCGAAACACACCCGCCTGATCCAGAAGGCGCCACACGATGCGACGCCCACGCTTGGTGCTCATAAGCCACTTGATGTCGGCCTCCTCAGTTTCTGCTTTTGCCCGCGCGTGGGCCTCGGCCTGGGCCTTGGCTGCGTCTTGGCTGCGAGTATCGAGGGGGTCGTAGTTGCTCATGGTGCGACTCTAGGGGCTTAGTCTTTGGGTACGTGTACTTTTTGGGGCTAGCCTACTTCTCGACCGTCACTGTTACTTGCGACGAGGTCAACGCGACTGCGTTTTTAGATATGTCAGAGAAGGTGCCGTCCTCAAAAGCACGAATGTGCGTTAAAGCCCTTGCATTCGTTTCCCCTCGCATGTGGGCCCATATTTCGTTTGGCAATAGTCCGCTAGGGAAAAGAGCTATGTCTTGCATGCGCATAGGTACGCCATTCGCAGAGTTGCCGAACGGGTACACCACTGTGCCGTTGGGGATAGCTGCTAGCCCCGCGGTTGCGTTCACGCTTTGCCAGTAGACCCCATTCAACCAAATTTCTATGTAATAAACCGTTGTGCCGTTGATCACTTTAGTAACGGTGTTATAACAGATGTGATTCCAGTCTTTTAGCTCAAAGTCTGGCAGCGTGTTGTTAGTGTTGCCTGCACTGCCAGACGCATAGCGCCCATCTATGTAGAACGACTTGGCGTTTGATACCAGCAAAGCCAACAAGATGAACCCCGACACATTGCCGGCGCCTCTAAAGTCCATCATCGTTTCTGCGTTGTTGAGCAAAGCGTCTAACCTAACCCAAAACGCTATTGAGTAGCCGCTGGAAGACGCATGTGCAGATGTGGTCGTGAATCTAAGATGTTGGCCTGCTGTACGGCCATCCATCCGCAAAGCGACCGCGGGGGCTTGCTGCCTCTTTCTGCCCGATAGCCCCCCGCCTACTCCGCGTTTGGAAACCCTACCGACGTTAAACGCCGAGGCTATTAAACTAAAATCGGTTGGCCTGTTGGTGGATGACGCAGGGTCGATGCACCAAATATTCTGGTTACCTGCAGTGCCTGCCTGAACGGTGTCTTGCACGTTCCACACCAAGCTGCAATCCGCATAGGGGGCTACCGCGCTAAAAAGGCGCCATTTCTTTCTGATATTTACCCAGGTGGTGTTGGCCGGGTCGCTGATCTCGTTGCCTTCGTTTATGCCGAACTCGCCGACGATTAACGGCTTGCCGTCCGCGGCGGCCATGTCTGAATACGCTTGCATCAGCGATTCCACACCCTCATAGCCCAAAGGCGAGTAGTAGATGTTTTGAGCCACGCTGATAGCTTCGGCCGCTTGGTGCCCCGTAAACGAATAGTCATCGTTGTAGATGTGGATTGAATAGGCGTCTAATCCCGCATACAACGTGCGGAAGCGAGCAACGGCTTGCTCTAGCGTTTCCTTAGTTCGGCTCAGCGAGACGGGCGGCGAGGACACGTCCGCAGTGACCAGGCAATCGGGTTTTACTGCTTTTATGGCCCTTGCGATGCCCGCGAACCAAGTACCTAGCTGCGCCGGCGTCGGGTTGGTCACACCCGCGTTGTCCGTTACGTATTCATTGCCTATAGACATAAAACAAAAAGCGGCATGATTACGGTAGCGGTTCACGAACCACTCGGCGAAGGACTTTGTATACCCGAAAGTTTTGCTAGCAGTGGAACCGTAAGCAACGGTGACGGCTTCGGAAAACACGCCGGGTAGTGTGGTCTGCCCCCATACAATATTGGCGTGCGCTTTTAATCCGTAGGCTGCTAGTGCATCCATGGCAGTGTCGCAAGCGGCTACGAAAGAAGGCTTGAGATTGGCCGGGGTAACCGAATCAGGAACCGTTCCGTTAGTGTGTATGCGGGTTGTGTAGTCCGCAGCCGAGAACCCAGAAAAAGCCACCCTAACCAAGTTAGCGCCTGTAGCTCTTATGTAGTTGAGGTTCGCCGGCCGGATAGTTGCCAAGTTACTAACGCCGTAGATTATTTCGGTAACAAGCGAATAGTAGTTAAACCCAATAGGCTTAACGCCGAATTTCTCAAAAGGGAAATAGTCGGCCGCTGGTACCTGTGCTTCGGTGTCGTCGGGGTTCTTCCACCCTACAATCTTTTTGCCGTCCTCGGTGTACAAGAAGGGCAGGCCGTTGTTCTTTTGAATTGCCATGGCGTCAATCTCTTAAGTGTTGTAACCAGAAAACATGTCAATAACGTTGGTCAAAGCGCTGGGCTGGTCGGTCTTAGCCGCCGCCAAGCTCTTGGCCGTGTCTGCGCCCTGCTGCATCATGGCCATGCGTTGCTGCGCGGCCATGGCGTCTGCGCGTTGTTTGCGTATAAATGCGACCTCATCGGCCGGCACGATCAACTGCGGATCGACCCCTAGCATGTCGCTGTAGGTGTCGGCCCATTTGTCTGTGTCGAATTTGTCGAGCACTTCGGGCTTGAACTGAGCCACTGCGCCCAGGTTGCCCACAAAGCGGTCCACTGAGTTAGTGCCCACAGCGCGCTGCGCCTGGGCCAACATGCTCACGAACTCCACTTCCAGCTCTTGGCCCTGCAGCTCCTCGGGTGGAGGGGGCACAATGCCCGCCTCTAGCATCCGGGTGAAGGTCATTTCAATGAGTGGGTCAAGTAGCTCGTTGTGCAAACGCTCGAGCACTGGCCCAAGCATCAGCAGCTTTTCCTCGTGCCTTTCGGCCACTTCTGTGGCAGTCATACGCCCATCGCCGCGGTCGTTGGCAAGCATCAAGAACAAATCCGCGTAGAAGCTGCTTTGGATGCGCTCGCGCACATCGCGGATATCCATGCCCAGGTGGTTTAGATCAAGGTTCACCTCAAACGCAGAGCGGATGCCGCCAGATGGGCCGGACGTGTCCACGTAGGAGATCCCACCGGGCAGCATGTCGGACTCGTGGCCCTTCATCGACAGCGGCACCTGCAGCGGTGGCTTGGTCATGTAGTCGATGGCCTGGGCCTTGCGCAGTTGCTCGTGCTGTAACTGCTTGATGTCGCCCAGCGCCTCCATCCCCGGCGAGTTGCCGTAGATGTCGCCGCCCGATGTGGCCCAGCGAGGGCATATTGCAGGGAATTCTTTAAACCCCGACTCGCGCAGGTACTGGCCGTTGTTCGCGCCTGGCTCGAAGTAGCAGCTCTTCCAAGCCATGTTCTTTGCGTCGCGCTTGCTCGGGTCACGGTCTGCGCGCGGCTCGATGGCGTGCATCACAGTAACCCACGCGTCCAAGCTGCCACGGTCGTACAAGTTGCGCACGGTGTTCGAGACCTTGTCGCGTCCGAACTCAGCGACTAGCTCGTGCACTGTCTTCTGGAACTCGCGGTATAAAGTGTTGACCTGGCCGCGATGGTCCACAGCAATGCAGTACTCGCCGGTGGTCAGCGGGTAGTGATGGATCACGTTTGAGAAGTCGGGCAGCACGATGCTCGCGCCTGTGCCGAACGCCCCTAGCTCCTCGTAAATGTTGTGCAATGCGCGGTAGGTGTTGCCGCTGGCAAAAACCTCGAGCATCTTGCGCGACACATCCGCAAGCCACATTTTCACGGGCGCGTACTTGGCTAGGTCGCGGTCCTCGGTGGACAAGCGGAACCAAGGCCGTGCGGGGCTAGTCATGCCGGCCATCATGCCTGCAGCGAGCACGCGCAGTGAGCGTGTGCCGGTGGAGTCGTAGATGTTGTTGTGCCGCTTCTCGCCCCGATTTTGATCGGTTACGAAAAAGCGGCCAGAGCGTGGCAGCAAATAGTCACTAATGTCTTTCCAATGGGCGAACCAGCTAGCGCGCTCGGTCTTGAGCGCGTTCCAGCGGGTGGTCAACTTGTTGCGGCTGTCGCCCTTATATTCACTCACGTATTAGCCACCGAGTAGGGTGTTGCGGCCCAAAGTCAAAGCGCCAGGATCAACTCCCTGCGGCCCGGTCAGCATGGTGCTGCCTGCTCCACCCTTATTCGCCTGCATGATCGCGGCTATGTTGGGCGTCTTGCGATTGGCCTTGTTATTTGCTTGGTCGGCAAGGTTGGCCTGCGTAGCTGCGGCCTTCTCCTGCTTTTTCATCGCGCGCTCTTGCTCGTTAGCAGCGCGCTCACCTGAATACACGGCGTAGCCCGTTCCAACCACTGCCGCAACCGCTGCCGTCACGCCCATGCCTAAACCTCTTTGCTAAAAATGATGTCCTGCACGCCATAGCCCAAGCGGGGCATGAGTGCGTTTAAAGCTGTGTCCGGTTTGGCGTGCCACAGCACCATGCGGGCGCCGCGGGCCTTGGCCTCTTCCTCAGTGCGCTTGATGAGCTGCACCCCCAGCTTGCCGTGCCTGTATTCTTTTTCGATGAACAGTAGATCGTTGTTGCACACGCGCAGATCCGCGTAGTGCAGGTGGTTCATCAGGAAGTTAACCGAGTAACCCACAAGCTCACCTGCGATGTACGCGCCTAGGATCAGCAGCACGCCCTGAGCTTCTAGCGCTCGGTAGCGCTCAGCGTCGGGGTTCAGTTGCATCACCTGCTTGTTCAGCGCGATCTCATCCCAGTGCGCGGCCAATAGTTCGGCGCCGCCCAGGATCTCGTCAACAGTGGTCTCGCGGATCTCAGCCATAGGGGCGAGTGTCGAGCTATCCGCACGCGGTACGTGTACGAGGGGGCTCGGAATTACCGCGTCAAAGATCAGGTGAATGCGCGGGGCAGAGCCGAAATTGTCGGCTGAGTGCGGGGCGCGGTGGTTGAACTCCCACAGCTCGCCTTGCAAGAAAACCTTGGTCTCTCCACCTACGGTCAAGGATGCCCAGCGGTTGTCGGTCAGGGCGATGTGAAAGCGCGAATAGTGCTCAGCGTAGGCGCCCTCGTCCACATGTGGGGTGACGTGGCCATCTGGCTTGAGCGCAACAATCAGCACATAGCCCAGCTCAGTTGCGCCCAGTGACTGCAGCACGGGCTTAAGCAACTGCTCAACCGGATGGCGCAGCACATCAAGCGCTGGGTAGTCGTGGGCGTCTAGGGTGCCTTGATACTCGTGCGGTGTGAACGCAGCAGGGCCGCGCAGGAAGATGCACTGCGTATCGCGATGTGCGCTGCCCTGGTAGTCCTGCCGCACCGTGATCTCGTCCCATAGCTCGGGGTTGGCTTCGAGCGCGTCGAGTAGTGGTTGGGTGTCTAGACCTTCCATGTGGCGTTTAAACATTTGCATAAGGGTCGTGTTCTCGTCGTTTTTGTGTGCCAAGCGCGCGGATGGCGTCGGTCTTGGGGGTGTCTTTAAGCGCCAGCATCACCGCGCTTGCGTCATCTGGTGACCGGCCAATCTTCTCCATGATCTCTTCACGGCTAGCTACCTTGATGGTGGAGCCAGACAGCGACCACGTATATGCGCAGAGGTCAGACTTGAGCTTGTCATCAGGTGGCAGCGCAATGCCTGTGTTGTTCGTTGGGTCCAGCGCTTCGCGCATACGCCACGCCAATTCGCTGCGCTGGTTGAAAAAGCGAAGGCGGCCGGACTTGTCCGTGCCTTGTGCCTTCTCGCTCACGTTCACGCCCACCACCTGCTGTTGAGCCTGCACCAGAAAATCGTATGGGCTTGCGCCTACACCGATCACATCGATGTGAATCACAGCGCGATCCCGCATTGTGCTGATCACAAGGCCCGCAACAATGGGGCCGTCGGGCGTGTCTTTGCCTGGGTGGCGGACGAGTTGGTCAAACCACATGCCATGGCGTGGTGCGAGCACCGTCTTGTCTTTGCCCCCTCGCGCCACGTCCACGCCCATGGAATCCATAGGAGGCTTGGGCAATAGAGGCTTCCAGCGTGCCATTGCGGCTTCGATCCACGCAGTAGGGATCACTTGCCATGGGTCATCGGACACACCGGCTTGGAAGTCGCCGTACAGCATTTGCGAGCGCAATGGCTCGGGCAGGGCTTGCAGTTGGCTCATGTATCCGCTCTTCATGTAGTACACGTTGTCTGTGACACGCGCAGGGATGAACGTGCGTGACTTTGGCTTGATGATCTGCTCGGGCTTGTAGTCGCGCGGGTTGAAGTCGTAGATAAGCTCGTTGCTTGGGCCAAGTACAAACGGCCTTGAGTCGGGCACCTCATAGTCGAGGTTTTCGCCTATCGTGGTGAACCAGCGTAGCTCGCCAGGTGCGGCGGGGTTTGGGTGCGTCTTGTCCAGCCATGGTGCAAAAAACTTGATTACCCACTTACCTTCGCTGGTGGTCGGTGGGTTGAAGGTCATGATGACTTGGCAGCGTTGGTTAGGGTCGCTGGTACGCGTCCAGCCCATAATGAAACGGGCTTGGCCTTCGCGCATTTCTGTGACCTCATCGAGCGCTTTTAGGTCGTGCGGACGCCCTTGGAATCTCCTTTCATCGCCTGGGTTATCCAAGCCGCCGAACTCAATTAGCGGCTCCTTCCCCGCGGTAACGCGCCATATGCCTTTCTGCGAATTGAAGCCTGTGGTGTTGCCGATTATCTCGGTCAACCGCTGGATAACCCCTTCGGTCTGGGCCTTCTCCCGTCGCAAAATCAATACGCGCTGATGCTTGCGAATAGCCTTGCCGCATATGAAATCGGTTTTACCCCCGCCAGCTGCGCCGCCAAAACCAATAACATCAGCCAAGGACTCATCGGCCATCGTCTGCGGTCCCGGTTGCGGGTTCCAAGGGTTGCGCCTCTTCAGCTCACGTGCAAGCAGCAACGCACGCTCGAGCTGAGCGCGGCTAGACGAGATCGCTTGCGTCATCGTCGGGAGTCTCGCCGCCCAACGGAACCACGCCAGCTGCGGCGAGCTGGGCCAACTCGGCGCGCATTTCCTCTTCGCTCATGTCACTGAGCGAGAGGTGGCCGGACAGTTGGATGTGCGAATTCTCGCGGTATTTCTCGGGCGCGTGCGCTTTCAACAAGAAAATTGCAAGCGTGTCGCTGTACTTGCGGACAGTGCCGCACACCTCACCCCTGTGGTAGATCTCCTCTGTGCATCCCTCGAACGCGCGGCGGTGCGCCTCGTCTTCAAGCGCGGTCACGCCGATTTTAAGCGCACGCTCCCAGCGCTCCGCAAAGTCGGGGTCTTCGTCTCGCCACTCGTATGCGCATTGCCGGGAGATCTCAATGGCTTTGCACGCTTTCGCGACAATTCCAGTCTCTGCAAGGGCTGCGAGGAAAGCGGTTTTCTTTTCTGGCGTCATCTTGATCATGTACCCATTGCACACTGCAATTCGCAAGGTACGTGTACAACCTAGCATATAACTCATTACAACTAGCTGGTTGTATTTTTATTCTAACTCGGTATTTCACATTGCGGCCCAATGGGCCTAGTATTATTTCAAGGGCGCTGCACTGGGTGGCGCTGAACTGAGGATAAGATTATGAGTATTGAAAAAATTGTGGCCGAGTTTGTTAGTAGTGCATCAGATTTGTGTTTGGAGCAAATTGTTGATCACGGAATTCACAACATTACCAACAATTTTCATGGGGAATCAGAAGCTGAGTACGATTTATACGCAGAGGAGTTTAAGCGCCAAGCCGCTGCTGAATTAAACCAGCGATTTGTAGACTCCAATAACGACTAACAACCACCGCCCCGCAAGGGGCTTCGTTTTGAATACCCCCTCGAGGAACGCAACATGCTCACTGTAAAAGTAAAAGTAAAAGATAATTCAATAACTTTGCCTCAAATATCGGACAAGCACTGCAACATGTCTGAGGTGCGCAAGCACCCTGTGTTGGGTCAATGGGCGGGTAAAGTCATGTTCAACCACAAGTTGCACCGCTACTTACAAGACCGCTTACCAAAAACTTTTTCCTTAGATCAACTTCCCGAAGGCGTAGAGGTTGATACAAGCGAATTCTTAGCGGTAGTGACCATACGAGTATGAACCCTCCATCTCGGTTCGACATCCAAGAAGCGAGGGCCATGGCCCTCATGACCCAGGCGCAGTGCGCCAGCCTTGTGCACGTGGATACCCGCACTTGGCGCAAGTGGGAGTTAGGCGAAAGGACGATGCCCGCCGCAATCTGGGAGCTTTTCTGCATCAAAACAGGCAGCGCGAAATAGCCATATCGCTGGCCAAAACGGATTTGGCTAGAAGCTCCTAAAACCCACCTAATTTCGATTCTCTCTCATACCCGCTACCCTAGCCCTACCTCCACCGCTATTCGCGCATATTTCCGGGCAGCGTTTTGTTTTTCGGGCATTGCGCAACCACCTTCCACCGGTCCGGTGTCTGTGCTCTGCGCTCATAGCGACAGATCGCTGCGATGCACCGCTCACTCACCTCAAACCAGTCTGCGATGTGCGCATAGTCATAGCCATGGTCCTCGTGTAGCTCGCGCACTCTATCCACCTCATGGTCGGTTAGCTTCGCGTGCTGGTGGTGCTGGCCAATCCGCAAGCCGCGCTCGTTGACGGCCACAGTAATTTTTCTAACCACGCTTTTGCCCTCTTTGAACGTGCAAAATTTTGCGTGTGGCGGGTGTGGCGGGTTAAGGTCTTTTTCTTATAACTTTCTTAATATCACGTGTAATCTTTTAGAAAAAAGACCTTAACCCGCCACACCCGCCACACTTTTTTCAAGTCAACGCCTCAAAATCGTCCTTAATGCGCAATCCCTTGCGGATTCGCACACCTCTGACTCCCTTACCTGCAGGAAAACGCGCGTCCAGCCTCCTTCCAAGGGACACGCTATTTCTTACGTATTGGAGCAATCCGCGAGATTTTGCAAATTGCTCCCAGGAGGACCATAGCTGGCTAGCGGGCGCGCAGTATTCTGCGGATTGCTCGCAACACTCCTCGAGCCATTCGGCGAGCAAATCCATTTGGCTGCGGTACTCGTCCCTAGCCTCGGCGATTGTTTTGGGCGGAGATATGCCCTGCTTTTGATACGCCAAGGCGCCCTCAACGATCCACGCCAACACCCCCTCCATTTCGGCCAGCAACTTTTCTTCTCGGTAGTCATCCTTAACGATGGTCGGGTCGCCGTCAAAATTGCGGTGGAAAGGCACCAACATGAGGCGCCGCCAGATCCCATTGTCGGAACCTTTTACGATGGGTTTGTGGTTAGTTGGCATAAAAACCACCCAAGTTGGCACGATGTCCACTGTCACCTTGGAGTACAGGCCTCGCGCAGTGATCACATCGCCACCCGTCATAGACTTGACCGCCCCTTCGCGCAGCTCGCCACCCTCATCAGGCTCGTTCACATAGACGAACCGGGCACCCTTGAGCCTCACCAAGTCTTCACGCGCGCCACCAGCGCCCCCGCCGCCCTTGGCATCCGACACAAAGCTAGAGGCCTCGGCCGACCGTGCGTAATCGCCAAAGGCCGCGCGCACAGTGCCCAGCACGGTAGACTTACCGTTGGAGCCATTGCCGTGGGGGATCACGAGCACGTCGCGAGTCGGGTTGCCCATGGCTGCATAACCCACGGTACGCTGTAGGAACTCAGCCATGGTCACATCATCGCTGAACACGTCAAGCACGGTCTGGCGAAACAAGGGCGCCTTGGCCTTGGGCACGTAGTTGCAGCCCACCACCTTAGTGATGCGCAGCTCAGGGTCCGGGGCCAGTAGCTCGCCTGTGGTCAGATCTATCACGCCATTCTGGGCGCCCATTAAGTGGCTGTGCTTATCTAACTCGCACGCTGGCACCATTACCCGTGGGTCCGACTGGGCCAGGGTCACCATGTTGTTGACCATGCGCGCCTGCTGGGACACGGCGCAGAACTTGAAGAACTCGGCAGGCTCGGGATGGTCCGAGATCTCAGTCACCAGCGCCTTAACGGTCTCTTTTGCGTAGTGCTGGATCTCCACATCGGGCGCCCTACGCCAATAAATGCCCGTCCAGCAGAACCACGCGCCCAGCTCGGGCACGAACATAAGGCCCTGCCCGTAGCGGTCCAGCATGCGCTCAGCGTTGCCGAACTCAGTAAGCGGCCGGCGCGCTTTAACTGTTGGCGCGCTAGGCTCGCGCAGCGCCTTGTTAATGTCCGACGCGGACAAAGTTAGGTTGGTCAGTTCTCTGTAGCGCGTCTTGAGCAGTGCGCCGACCTCGGTGCGCAGCTCTGGAGTACCAACTAAGATCTCGCGCGCAGCCTTGGCCACCTCGCTAAGCAACAGAATAGAGTCGTCGCACGCGTAGGCGCGCTCCACAAGCGCAAGCAAGGACATACGCTTGCCCGCGCGCTCGGCCGCCTTCTCACGCTGTCGGCGCAGGCCAAAACCTAGATCTTCTTTGGCTGTACCCAAGCAGTCACACAGCCACAGCGCGGCATCAAACGCGGTAACGGGGGCGTCCAGCGGGTCGTCAAACATCCGCGGCGCCCACTCAAGCACGGTGTCGATGGCCGAGCGCTTGCCATCGCGCTCGTCGCCCATATCGGCCACGCCGAAATCGACTATGCCTTCGGGCACTAGAGACAGGTCTTCTTCTAGGTCCCGTCCTAAGTCCACCGACGACACTCGGTAACCGCCCGAATACTCGCGCGCCGCGGGGAATAACAACGGCACCCACGCGCCCAGGGCTGCAATAGCGGCTTCATTTACGCGACCGAAAAAGTCGTCGTCCTCGGCAGGGCTGCGCGTCGTGGGCACGGTAGGCACGCTGTCCACCGCTTTGCCCTTGATGGGTAAGCGCTCAAGCCCTGCCTCCTCGGCCATCTGCGCGAACATGGCCAAGGCCTCGCGCACTTGCTCCTCCGTGATGATGGGCAGGTCGTCTGCACGGGTGTGCTCAAGCCCTCCAACAAGGTCCACCCACTCATAGGGTTGACCAGTATCTGGGTGGATGTGGTGCGCGACGAACTGCTGGCCTTTGCCCAGCACCTCCACGCGGTGCATCTGCCCGGTGGAGGTGAGCACTTTCTTGCCGTTGCGCGATACCTCCTTGAAACCTTCGGAGTACCAGCGGCCGTCGGGGCCTTCCACCCAGTTGGTGGAGAATGCGGCACTGGTGCCTTTACCCCAGCCCTCATCGGCTGCGCGGTAGACCAGCAGGACCTTGGGCGCCCTGCCCACGCGCTCACACGTTGCGCCCAGGTGCTCGGTGCACCACGTGGTGAAGCGATGGGCCAGGCCCTCGTCGGTGGTGTCGATGTCGATGGCGGCGACGGGGTGCGCCCCTTGGCCACACAGCACGCCGACGCCGTGGCCGGGGTAGTTGGTGAGGGCGCTAGCCCCTAGGCGCGCACTCTGCCAGTTGCTGAGTGCGGGGCGCTTCTCGCCAGGTCGGATGGGGATTATTAGATAGCCGTTGCCCAGTAGGGCGCGGCCTTGCTTCTGAAAGTAGGAGTACATGCACGGTATTCTCTGCGGGTAGGAAGGCTATTTGTTTTTATTTGGTTTCCGGCATGTCGGGCAAGTCCACGAGGTCGCGCAGTCTGGGCTTAAGCAGCTGCGCACGCGGGATGCCGTAGTGGGCCTCGATCTCCTGCGCGCGAGCCACAGGCGCCCAGCCGCGGCGACGCCAGATAGAGATAGCCTGCTGCTTAACGCCCAGCGCCTCGGCGAGTTTGACCTGCGAGCCAGCCGCAGTGATGGCTAGGTCCACGGCGTTGATGGGTTTGGTTTGGTTTTCCATTGTGTGGTCTCAAGTTGTAGGTTGTAACAACCACCAGCATACACCTTATTACAACTTCTACAACTCCCCCGCTCCCTGACCCGCTTCGGCGGGTTTTTCTTTACCCACGCCCACAACTTTTTACGCTTCACACCTTGCAAGTACAACTTACAGGTTGTATTCTTCATTCAACTTTCAGCAATACGCAGGGCAAGGTGATGAAGATAGAAATTAAACACAAGGTTTCCGGGCGGGTGCTGTTCGCACATGAAGCCGAAGAGAACACCACGTGGATCACGGTAAGGGCCGCCGTAGCAGCAAAGACCAACTTGAGCGGGGCCGACTTGAGCGGGACCAACTTGAGCGGGGCCGACTTGAGCGGGGCCGACTTGTACGGGGCCGACTTGTACGGGGCCAACTTGTACGGGGCCAACTTGTACGGGGCCAACTTGTACGGGGCCAACTTGCGCGGGACCAACTTGCGCGGGACCAACTTGAGCGGGACCAACTTGAGCGGGGCCAACTTGCGCGGGGCCAACTTGAGCGGGACCAACTTGAGCGGGACCAACTTGCGCGGGGCCAACTTGAGTGGGACCAACTTGAGCGGGGCCAACTTGAGCGGGACCAACTTGAGCGGGACCAACTTGAGCGGGGCCAACTTGAGCGGGGCCAACTTGCGCGGGGCCAACTTGCGCGGGGCTGTGGGTAATAACAGAGAGCTAAAAACGATCCAAGCGGGCCCCTGGGTCGCCAACTACACCGACACAGTGATGTCTATCGGCTGCCAGCAACACGAGATAAAGCGCTGGTGGGAATTCACACACGAAGAGATCGACGCCATGGCCAGCGATGCTGTTGAGTGGTGGGCGATCTGGAAACCCTTGCTTGAGAAAATAACCAAGGTGTCGCCCGCCCGGCCCACGGGCTATGCGGGGAAAGAGCAATGACCGCGACCACGGCAGTGCGCGGCCATTTATATTTGGTCAAAGGCTTCGGCCAAGAACGCTACGTGAATGCCCGCAGTGCGTTCGCGGCAATCAGCAAATTCATCGAGCAGGTAACGGTATGAGCATTTTCAAATACGCGGGGGCTTCTATATCAGCGGCAAAACTTTACCGCGAAGTCGCTGAGCTGCAGGCAGAGGTCGCAAAGCTGCAGAACGAAAACCTCCGCTTGCAGATGGCTCTTTTGAAGATCCAGCGCCCTAGCGTCGAGTGCGGGGACTGCGAAGCAGACCGCCCTTTCATCGCAGTGATCGAAGACGAAGACATCAACACCCCCGACGAGTTGCGCGTCCGCTTGCGCATGACGAAGTCAGTAACGCCCCACGACCTCGAGGCAGCCATCACTTCGCTGGTCGCAATGAAGCGAGCAGTAAAAACGCTTAACCAACCCTAGGAGAAAACCATGTACCCCATTTCAATGACGCTCACCATCAGCAACGCTCTTCAGCTCGCAGCCATCATGGCTGCGGTGGGGGTCGACACGCTGCCTGCAGCAACCTCCCCCGCGCCCAAAGCCGAAGAGGAGAAACCAAAAAAGCCGTCGAGTGCTGCGGCTGCCGCCAAGGCGTCGGAATCCTCGAAGCCCGCTACCGAGGCGGAGACCACCGAACAAAAAGCGGCTGGTACTGCAGACGCTGCCTCTGCTGATCCCGCAGCGGCTCGAGCCAAAGACCTCGGCGCCGAGGGCGACAAGATCGCCACTCTCGACTACCCCGCAGTGTCCAAGGCCATAACCGACAGCGTGAAGGCCAAAGGGCGCGACGCTGTAGTGGCAACGCTCAACAGCTTCGGCGCAGCCAAGGGCACCGACCTCAAGGCTGAGCAGTACGCCGAGTTCGTCGAAGCGCTGGCCGCGTTGCCGAACGTGGGAGCGTAGCCAATGAGCACCCATTCCCAATTCTCACCGTCCAGCGCGCACCGCTGGATGCGATGCGCAGCAAGCATCGCGCTCGAGGACGGCTTGCCCGACAGCTCGAGCGAATTCGCCGACGAGGGCACCGCAGCGCACGAGCTGGCTGCGATGGCGCTCACGTCTGGGTCCGACGCTGCCGCTTACCTGGGCCGCGTGATCGAGGTCAACGGCCGCAAGTTTGAAGTTGACTTCGACATGGCTGACAACGTGCAGAAGTACCTCACTGCCATCCGCGAGCGCGTGAAGTTTTTGAAGTCCGAAGGCGCCGATGTAGAGCTGCGCGTGGAGCAGCGCGTGGAGTTCGGCCACTTGATCGGTGTGCCCAACCAAGGCGGCACTGCGGATGCTCAGATAATCGCCACATGGCCGGATGGAAACATCGACGTAGAGACGCACGACCTTAAATATGGCCGTGGTGTGCGCGTGGATGCGGAAGAAAACGAGCAGCTAATGCTGTATTCCACCGGCTTAGTAGAAGAGCTGCTATTGCTGGGTGATGTGGGAGACGTAACCGTGGCCATACACCAGCCACGCCTAGACCATCTTAGCGTTTGGAGCTTCCCCGCCTCCCATCTGCGGGAGTTTGTCGAGCGCGCAGAGAATGCCGCTCAGGTCGCGCTGATAGCGGTGGAGCACAAGAGCAACTGGATAAACACCCCCAGCGAGGCCTACTACAACCCAGGCACTAAACAGTGCATGTGGTGCAAGGCCAAGGCCACTTGCCCAGCGCTGGCTAAGAAGGTGCTCGAGACCGTAGCCGACGACTTCGTGGACATCCACGATCAACTAGCGCCGCAACTTGAAGGCGCCGAAGTCGAGGTGCTAAGCCTTGGCAATGACAAGCTCGCTGAGAAGTTAGAGCTTGCCGACTTGATCGAGGGTTGGCTATCCGCAGTGCGCGCCAGAGTTGAGTCTGAGCTGTTCGCAGGCCACCCAGTGCCTGGCTTCAAGCTCGTGCAAGGCCGCAAAGGCTCGCGCGCTTGGACGGACCTTGAGGAAGCAGAAAAGGCGCTCAAATCCATGCGCCTCAAAGAGGCCGAAATGTACGACATGAAGCTAATCAGCCCAACTACAGCCGAGAAGCTGCACAAGTCCGGCGTCATTGGTCAGCGCCAGTGGCCCAAGCTGCAGTCGATCATCACTCAGTCAGAGGGCAAGCCCAGCGTCGCCCCGGCTAGTGACAAGCGCGCGCCCTATGTGGTCACGGCCACACAGGACGACTTTAGCGATGAGACCACTAGCACCGCTGATGATCTGATCTAACAAACACAAACCAACCTAAGAGAACCAAACCATGAAAATTAAGCTAGAAAACGTCCGCCTCGCATTCCCCCAGTTGTTCGAGGCTAAAACTGTAAACGGCGAAGGTGAGCCAGCGTTTAGCGCGTCCTTCCTCTTCCCGCCCGGCCACCCGGCCGAGAAAGCCCTGCGCACTGCCTTCGAGTCACTGGGTAAGGAAAAGTGGGGCGCCAAGTGGGCCAATGTGAAAAAAGAGATCGAGACCAAAGACCGCTACGCCATGCACGACGGCGACAGCAAAGCGGACTACGCGGGCTTCGAGGGCAACCTGTATGTCTCAGCCCGCAACAAGACTCGCCCGCTAGTACTCGACCGCGACAAGTCCCCCTTGACGTCACAAGACGGCCGCCCTTATGCCGGTTGTTATGTAAACGCGTCAATCGAGCTGTGGTGCCAAGACAACAACTACGGCAAGCGCATCAACGCATCACTGCGCGGTGTGCAATTCCTCAAAGATGGCGACGCGTTCGCAGGCGGCGGTGCTGCTAGCGAAGACGAGTTCGACGACATCGCCGACGGCGCTACTGCTGACGACCTCGCCTAACCACAAAAACAATTCGGCCCTTAGGGGCCGTTGCTACCCGCCACCTACCACGAGAACACGAATATGAGCGATCAATTTAGCTTGCAAGAATGGGCCAACACCCCGCAAGAAATTTACGACGAAGAGGAGTATTTCGAGTCCGAAGTGCTCCCCTTGATTTACCAACTGCGCGATAAATGCGCTGCTCGCGACATCCCTATGGCTACCTTGGTCGGGTATGCCAACACGGCGCCAGGTAAAAGTGCCGCCCGTTTTGTCGCCCACACTTCGATTACACGCAGCCCTTACGAGCAGTTAGCTTTCATACAAATCATGGATGCGGAATCGACTATAGGTGTGCGGCAAGGACTATCGTTGCTCACTGCTGCGTACGGCGCCAAGCCGGAAAGCCCAACCCATTAGTTGGCCGCCTTCCCTCGCCTACGGGCGAGGGCTTTTTGCTAAGGGAACCGACCCTTAGCAAAAAGCAATTAGAGCAAACGCAATGACCGACCTTTGGCTTGACCTCGAAACCTTCTGCGATGTGCCGATAACCAACGGCACCCACATCTATGCCGAGAGCGTAGAGATCACGCTCTTTGCCTGGGCCATCGACGACGGCCCTGTGGGCGTGGTGGACCTGGCCAACGGTGAGCAGTTGCCCGCCCCACTGGTCGAGGCCTTGCGCGATGACACTGTGGAAGTGTGGGCGCACAACACCGGGTTTGACCGCACTGTGTTGCGCCATGTGATGCCAGACCTGTGCCCTCCCCTGCATCGCTGGCGTGACACGCTCGTGCAAGCCCTTAGCCACTCGATGCCCGGTGGCCTAGGCCCACTGTCCGACATCCTGAAGCTGGGCGATGAGGCCAAAGACAAGAAGGGCCGCGACCTAGTGCTGCTCTTCTGCAAGCCCAGGCCCAAGGGCGCCGCTATCCGCCGCGCGACGCGCGACACCCACCCCGAGCAGTGGGAAGAGTTCAAGGCGTATGCCGGCAAAGACATCGAGGCGATGCGTGCGGCCCGCAAGAAAATGCCGACGTGGAACTACCAAGGCTCCGAGCTGGCCTTGTGGCACCTCGACCAGAAAATCAACGACCGGGGCGTGTGCATCGACCTCGAGCTTGCCGCGTGTGCGGTTGACGCGGCGGCCAAAGCGCAGAAGCTATTAGCCGCGCGCACGTTCGAGTTGACGAACGAAGAGGTCAAGTCCGCAACGCAGCGCAACGCCCTGCTAAAGCACCTGCTTGCCGAGTACGGGGTTGACCTGCCCGACCTGCAGAAGTCGACGCTTGAGCGTCGCATCGAGGACGAGAGCTTGCCATGGGCGCTGCGCGAGCTGCTGGCTATCAGGTTGCAGGCCAGTACCACGAGCACCAGCAAGTACAAGACGCTGCTCAAGGCCACCAGTAGCGACGGCCGTTTGCGCGGCACGCTGCAATTCAACGGTGCCAGCCGCACGGGGCGCTGGGCCGGTCGCCTATTCCAGCCGCAGAACCTGCCAAGGCCTACGCTTAGCCAACACATCATCGACATGTGTATCGACGCGCTTAAAGCTGACTGTGTCGATCTCGTATTCGACAACGTAATGGTGTTTCTAAGCTCCGCGATTCGTGGAGCCATTGTCGCGCCTCGAGGCAAGAAGCTAGTCGTGTCCGACTTGTCCAACATAGAGGGCCGCGTTGCTGCGTGGCTGGCCGGTGAGTCGTGGAAGCTCGAGGCCTTCCGCGCTTTTGACCGGGGCGAAGGCCACGATCTCTACAAACTGGCCTACGCCAAGGCCTTCGGCATCCGGCCCGAAGACGTGACCAAGGACCAGCGCCAGGTCGGTAAGGTCCTTGAGCTGTTCATGCAATACGAGGGCGGCGTGGGCGCGTTCTTGATAGGGGCCGCGTCCTACAACATCGACCTCGACGACATGGCCGAGAAGGCCTACCCCAGCATCCCGCAGGGCATCTTGAACGAAGCCCGCAGCGCGCTGGCCTACGCCAAGCTCAAGAAGCGCTCGACCTTTGGCTTAGCCGAGAAAACGTGGATCGTCTGCGACTCGCTCAAGCGCATGTGGCGCGAGGCGCACCCAGCCATCGCTAGTTACTGGGGCGACCTGGCCGACACAGTGCGCTGGTGCATCTTGCATCCGGGTGTGACACGCGATTGTCGTCTGCTCAAAGTGCGTCGCGATGGCTCATGGCTGCGCATCCGCCTGCCGTCTGGTCGTTACCTCTGCTACCCCAGCCCGCAAGTGGACAGCGAGAAGGTCACCTACATGGGCGTGCACCAGTACACGCGCAAGTGGTCACGGCTCAGCACCTACGGCGGCAAAGTTTTTGAGAACTGCATTACCGGCGATACCGATGTTTTAACCGTAGAAGGATGGCGCCGCCTTGATTCTGTAGGGACTCTGCCCGTATGGGATGGGCACGAATGGGTTAAGCACGATGGTTGCATTTACAAAGGTAAGCAATTAGTTTTAACAGCTTACGGCGTGCAAATGACGCCAGACCATTTAGCGCTTACAAAAAGAGGTTGGACAAGTGCATCATCGTGCGCGGGACTTGACCGGGCAGAAGTTAGGTTACCTAACGGCTATCCGCTACATAGGCTCAGAGAACGGGCGAAGGTCCATGTGGGAAGTGAAGTGTGTCTGCGGGAAGTTAAAGGCCATGCAGGCTTCGGAATTTCTCAAGCAGCAGAAGCGAGAGATTTTGGCGTCGTGCGGGTGCCTACGTTGGGCAAGTATTGCGGCGCAGAACACCACCCACGGCATGAGTGGGCATCCGGCGTTCAGAGTATGGCGCAGCATGCGCGACCGCTGCCATCTGCCTTCGCACAAGGCTTATCGCAATTACGGCGCGCGGGGAATCGAGGTGTGCGCGCGTTGGCGCGAGTCCTTCGTGGCTTTCTGGGAGGACATGGGGCCGACGTACAGAACCGGGAGCAGCTTGGAGCGGGTGCAGAACGGTCAAGGATACTCGCCGACCAACTGCCGCTGGGGCACGAGGCGCAGACAAGCAAACAACCGCCGCTCGAATGTGCTGCTAGAGACACCGCTGGGCAAGATCACTTTATCGCAGGCAGCGCGGCGCTACGGAATCGGTCGCAGCACGCTGGACTACCGGATAAAGCACGGCTGGCCTGTGAGCAAGGCGCTCGGGATGTCTACGACCTAATTAACTGCGGCCCGCGCCACCAGTTTGTGGTGCGCGGCGCTGACGGTCGCGCCTTGATCGTGCACAACTGCTGTCAAGCAGTCGCGCGCGATGTCATGGCCCACAACATGCCGCTGATTGAGGAGTTTAGACCGTGATCAGTTCAACCCCAGATGGGGGCTTCGAGATCGTGCTGACCGTGCACGACGAGGTTATCTGCGAAGCCCCAGACACCGACGAATTTAGCGCTGAGCGGCTGTCACAGCTGCTCAGCGCAAGCCCCCCATGGGCCACAGATCTGCCGCTTGCGGCTGGTGGCTTTGAAACTTACCGCTACAGGAAGGATTGAACCATGCACCTACTTACTACTTTTGAATGCGTCGCCTACGCCATGGGGTTTTGCTCCCTTGGCGCCTGCGTCGGCGTTGTGCTCGCCTGCACACTGATCACTGCAGGAGGAAACGGCTAATGGAAGAGGTTAAACCAAAACCCAAGCGCGTCCGCGAGTCGCACGTTGAGAAATACCTGGACAAACGCGTGCGCGAAATGGGCGGCGTTACGCGCAAAGTGCGCTGGATTGGGCGCAAGAACGCCCCCGACCGGCTGGTGATGATGCCCCGCCAGTGGTGGGACGCCAAGGGCTGGTACGGCGACGCGCTGTGGATAGAACTCAAGGCGCCGCGCAAGAAGGCCAACGCGTGCCAAGAACGCGAGCACAAGATAATGCGCAAGCTAGGCCAAAAAGTCTTCGTGCTAGACACAATAGAAAAAGTTGAAGAGTGGGTGAGTGTTGTATGACCACCCCCACCATACTACAGCAACGCGTCGAGGCCTTCACTGGCAAACCCAACGCGCGCACCTGCCGGCACAAGCACAAGGCCCAGGGCACTGGCGGCGTCTTCTTTCAGTCCATGGGCATCTTGCAGTGCGCGCGTTGCTATGGCTGGCAAATGATCAGGAAGCCGATCAAGTGAGCGCCTATTACAACGAGATTGACCCCTATGCCGCTGAGTGGCTGCGCGCACTAATTAAACGAGGCCACATCGCCGACGGCGTGGTGGATACGAGAAGCATCAGCGAGATTGAACCAAATGAGTTACGAGAATTCACCCAATGCCATTTTTTCGCAGGAATCGGGGTGTGGAGCTATGCCCTCCGCCTCGCCGGGTGGCCAGACGAGCGCCCTGTGTGGACTGGGTCGTGTCCCTGCCAGCCTTTCTCCGTGGCTGGCCGATCTGGTGGGTTCACTGACGAGCGGCATCTATGGCCCGCGTGGCACCACCTCATCGGCGAGTGCCTGCCTAGCGTTGTCTTTGGGGAGCAGGTTGCAAGCAAGGACGGCCTCGCTTGGCTCGACCTTGTACACACTGACATGGAAGCCGAGGGTTACGCCGTCGGGGCGTTCGATTTATGCGCTGCGGGCGTCGGCGCCCCGCACATCCGCCAGCGACTCTACTTCGTGGCCGACACCAGTGGTCAGGGATGCACGAAACAGCGGGGGCAACGGGACGAACCCGAGAGATTTACCGCGCACAGTTTGGCTAGCGAGCTGGCCCAGTCCGACAGCGACAGACACGATGGAACGCCAGGGCATGCGGCCCAGTCGGGCGGCGACTGGGCGCGCAACCGGGTACTTGAGCGAAGCGGTAAAGGACTACGCGGAACCTCAACCAGCCCGACTAACGGCTACTGGCGAGTTGCAGACTGGCTCTATTGCCGGGATGGAAAGTGGCGGCCAGTTGAACCCGGCACATTCCCGCTGGCTCATGGGGCTACCTCAAGAGTGGGACGCCTGCGCGCCTACGGTAACGCCATCGTCCCGCAAGTCGCGGCGCAAGTGATCGGCGCTTATATGGATGTGCGGGGCGTCGCATGAGCCGCCAAGTATTCAAGCCAAAGGAGTATCAAGAACAACTAATCGACTGGGCACTTGATAACCGGCGCTGCGGCCTGTGGGCGGGAATGGGGATGGGCAAGACCTCCTCCACCCTCACCGTGCTAGACACGCTCGATCTAGTAGAACCCGGCCCTGCCCTAGTCATCGCGCCCTTGCGCGTGGCCGCGAGCACATGGCCCGATGAAGCAAAAAAGTGGGAGCACCTAAAAAATGTTGAGGTATCCGCCGTGGTGGGCACTGCAGAGGAAAGGCGCGCAGCGTTGCGCCGTCCGGCTACGGTCTACACCATCAACTACGAAAATTTGCCTTGGCTCGTGGAGCACTTCGGCGAGAAGTGGCCTTTCCGCAAGATCGTGGCCGATGAGTCCACCAAGCTCAAGGGCTTTCGACTTCGCCAAGGAACTCAGCGTGCGCGTGCACTTGCACGGGTCGCTCATAGCCGTGCTAACCGTTTCATTGAACTCACCGGTACGCCTAGCCCTAACGGTTTACAAGACCTCTGGGGGCAGGCTTGGTTCTTGGATCGAGGCCATCGCCTAGGCGCGTCGTTCGATGCGTTCAAAGGTCGGTGGTTTCAACAGATCCAAGTGGGCGCAGATCGCAATGCGGTGCAGTTAGTGCCTCTGCCCTACGCCCAAGAGCAAATCCAGAACGCGCTGCGCGATCTGTGTATCTCGCTGGATGCCCGCGACCATTTCGACATCGCCGAACCCATCACCACCACCGTGCGCGTTGAGCTGCCTGCCAAAGCAAGGCGTCTCTACCGCGACATGGAGCGGGAAATGTTCTTGTCCATCGGCGATGTGGAAATCGAAGCGGTTAACGCAGCGAGCAAAACCATCAAGTGCATGCAGCTTGCTAACGGCGCTATTTATTCAGACGACACTTGCACAAAATTTGAGGAGATACACGATGCAAAACTTCAAGCTCTTGAGTCAATTATCGAGGAGGCTGCGGGCATGCCGGTCTTGGTTGCCTACCATTTCAAGTCAGACTTGGCCCGACTACAGCACGCGTTCCCTAAAGGTAGGGCGCTGGATTCTGACCCTAGAACGATTAGAGCTTGGAACGCAGGTCGCATTCCAGTTCTCTTTGCACACCCAGCGAGCGCAGGCCACGGTCTCAACCTCCAAGATGGCGGAAACATAATCGCCTTCTATGGGCACTGGTGGAACCTAGAGGAGTACCAGCAAATAATTGAGCGCATTGGCCCCACACGCCAAGCCCAGGCAGGGCACAAACGGCCGGTGTTCATCTACCACATCATCGCCGAGGGCACCGTGGACGAGCTTGTGATGGCTCGCCGCGAGACTAAGCGCGGGGTGCAAGAGCTGCTGCTGGAAGCGATGAAAAGAAAAATTGTTGCAGGCGGGTTGTAAGTTGTCTATAGTTGTAACAACCAATCAATTGTATTTACCCCAACACATGAGGCACCTGCATGAACATAACCCACCCCCAACTTGTTAAAGCCTTAGTGCAGCCAGGCGAGGCCATAGTGCAGCGTCTCACTGCGCCAGAGGCCCACGCGCTGCACATGGCCGTCGGCCTGTGCGGCGAGGCAGGCGAGCTTTTAGACGCGATTAAGAAGCACGCCATTTACAAAAAGCCCGCGGACATCGAGAACATCATCGAAGAACTTGGCGACATTGAATTCTATCTTGAGGGCCTGCGCCAAGGCTTCGGCATTACTCGGGAGCAAACCCTTACAGCGAACATAAACAAGCTGCAAGTGCGCTACGCATTCGGTTTTTACACCGACGCACAAGCACAAGACCGTGCAGACAAGAGGCAGTAGTTATGGCAATTATTCTGTTAAACGGCCCAATGGGCTGCGGCAAAGGGGAAGCCTATAAATTTATCCGCGCAATTTACAACGCCAAGGATGGGCGCGTTAAAAAGCGCCTTTATGAAATAGCAAGCGCAATCTTCCAAGTGCCCCCTGAATTTTGGGAGAAGCGCGACGGCAAGGAAACACCCAACCCAAAGCTGCGGGTGTGCGAGCTAGACTACATAACGGCTGCGCGCTTGGGAGTGGAGCGCAAGGAGCACTACCCAGAACACATGTACGAGTTCAGTCCGCGCCAAGCGCTGATCTATGTCAGCGAACACCTTTGCAAACCGATGTTTGGCAAAAAATACTTTGGGCTTGAGCGGCTTAAGTTGCTCACTGAGCCGGGGCTGTATGTGGACGACAGTGCGGGCTTCCAAGAAGAACTTGAGGGGTTGGACCCCGCGAAGGTTTTAATTATCCAAGTTACGGGCCGCGGCGAGTTCGGGCCAAACGACACACGCAAATATGTGCACTTGCCCGGTGCCTTTCACGTGGCGATTAACAACACAGGCACTTTGGCCGAGTTCTTAAAAGCCGTCGAGCGCACGGTGGATGAGTGGATAGGCTCTTGGGCGTCGCCCGGTAACTACCTGGGCGGCGGTGATTCCGACGTGTACTTGGCGGGGGTGCGCTAATGGACGCTGAATTTATAAGAGGCGCTATCTTCGTGGCGCTGGGCCTCGTGCTCGCTGGCCTAGTCGGCTATATCAATCTGAAAGACCAAGAGACCTTCATGGAGGAGTGCACGCAAGTGCACGCTAACTATGAGTGCAAGGCGCTGTGGCGCACGGGCGTGCTAGTGGAGGACATCGAGCGATGAGAGTATTTGCTGTTTTTAAAGTAGGCGTCTACCGCCATGAGTGCGGCGGGCTCTTCGGCACCTTTGAGCAAGCTGTGACTGCTGCAAAGCAGCTTGCTGAGGGGGACCGGGATGAGTACCACGAATATGAGGTAGTGCCGTTCGTGGTCAACGAGGCAACCCACCAGACTACTGGCGAGGAAGTGTTGATTAACTGTAGAGGGGAGCCCTACCGACAAACTAAGGGAGAGCTTATAGAAGCAAACGCTCTTTTTACTTGCCGCAAACCAACTTAGCCTCAGCCGCACGCCTGGCCACTAGGCCGGGCAGTCTCTTGCCTCCGCCCCACACCCACTTGCCCAGCTCCTCGGAGGCACCTTCCCAGTCTTGAGCGTCTACCCGACGCTTAAGCGTGCTCGCCTTGTAGCGGGTGGTGCCCAGGTTAAAGCAGAAGTCAGCGATGGCGCTGTGCCGTGCGCTATCGGCCAGCAGCACAGGCGATAGCTTGGCCGCTGCGCGGGCGTAGGTGTCGGCGTCTTTGGCCATCAGGGCCTCAGCCTCGTCCACCGTGATGGGTGGCGAGACCATGGTTACGTCTGGCCCGGTGTGGCCGTAACCTACAGTGGCGACGCCCGCGGGGCAGCGGTATGGCTTAAGGCGCAACCCCTCAAACTTACGGATGAGCGCGTACAAAAGCTCAAGCATTACCGGCCAAACCCTTTGCGCATGGCTCGATCCACGAACCAGAACGAGAGCATAGACGCCACCATGGTCTTCTCCTCCTGGCCCCACAGCGAGAGAATCGCTTGCGTTGCCGCTTGGCCTTGGTCAACCAGCACGAGGAACTGGCACGCCAGTGCCAAGGTGTAGAGCACCACACACCAGTAGAAGGTCAGCACTGGGCGCATTAGCGAGCTGATCGCGTCCACCCACTTGATGCCGGTCTGCACAGCCTGGGCCTTGGTGGCCTCGATGATGGCCTGCAATTCAGCGATGCCCATGCTTGAGTCGGCCTGCATCTGCGCCAAATCGCGGGCAGATGCCGCCTTCAATTTGTCCGCCTCGAGCTGCTTGTCAAACATAGCAAGCTCGTGCGCGCGTTCGTTCTTGCGGTCTAGCCATTTCAAAACTTCGGGAGCCATGCGGAACGCGCCGCCGACGATCCCGCCCAGTACTGTCTCTATCATACTACTTCACCTGAATGTGTTGGATGGCCCAACCGAGGAACCCACCCAAAGCCATAAAAGCCCCGCCAATTAGCATCATCACTCGCCAGCCGCCCTTAGCTTCGCTGAGAAGGGAACGGATCTCTTCTAGCTGCTTTTGCATGGCTGCGTTGCTGGCCTTTAGTTCTGCAACGGCCTGCGTAAGATGCTCAACTTCGTTTTCTAAAACCGCGAGGTCCATTTTTGTTTGCCCGATAGCCGCTGCAACAGCCGGCCCCTGTAGATAAGTGTCTGGGTTGTTACTCATTATGCAAGCTCCGCAGTGAAGCCAGCCGTTAAGCTGATCGTTACGTTAACCGTCCAATTCGTGGCTGAGTTGGACATACGCACCGCTTCGCTGTTGCCTCCCGAAATGCTGGGCGTTCCTGCACTGCCAGAACCCACCGAGTAAGAAGCCCCCGCGTCTAGCGTCGGTGTGGTGCGCATCGGCACAGGGAAGTGCACAAGGGAGGAGTAACCTTCTGTAGTGTCTCTTGTTAGCCCTAACGGCCTGGCAGTGGCCTTGTAGTAGTACCGCTGGCACAGGGCCAGCTCGTGCCCGTAGTGCCGGAACTCGAAAGGAGTAGCCACCGTGCCGACCTCAAGCTGCACGCCTGTGATCGACCATGTGGTGGCGCCTAAGTTAGCTCCGGTATTGAACTCGAGGTAAACACCGTTGGCTGCGTTCGCAGGCATCGAGGCTGCGAACGTGACGGTGTACAGCGTGAGTGTCGAAGTTATTGTCTTGGCCACAGTCTCTATGACGGTGGTCGCGCTAAAATCGTCCGCTGAGTTCGCGTACTTGAGCGCTACGTTAACGCTTGTTATGGCGGATGCCGCCATGCAGAAAGACACCGTTACCTGCTGCCCCACCAAGGACGCGCTATTGGCCGCCTCAATGTACTGGCCGACATAGGCGGAAGTGGTGCCGCTCGCGCCGGTGAGCCGCAGCAAATAAGGGAAACCGGGCGTGCTGTTGAATATGCGCTGTCCTGTGCCATTGGCGCCACTCATGCCGGCGCGGAAGCGATCAACAGGGAAGACAGGGCCAGACGTGACGGTAATAGACGCCCCGCCCTGCCGCTGATCTATGGCCATATCGCCGTTGATAATTCGGTTTTTACCGCGTAGCGCCTTAAGCACTGTGGCATCTAGCATGGAGGTTTCTACTAACTGGGTCACTGCAAGCCCTCAAGGGTCAGTCGATCACACGGCGGCGATCCTTTCTAAAAATTTGCGGTGATCGCTATGCTGCGCACATGTATGTGCACGATCCGATGACCACAGTCGCTGACAACACCCCCGCCGCTGGTAGCAGCAGAGAGGCCACGTTGTCCCCGTTTTGAATCAAATCAATGTAGAGGGAACCCGCACTGATCCCCCCCGCCATGTCGGTGTATCCTGCTGTCAAATCGACGCGGTATTCGGACAGTGCAGATGCAGCTGAATATAAGGCGTCGGAAATTGCAGCGAAGGGCAAGCCAGCAATGCGGGCCGTGCCCGTCATACCCGCGTCACGGGCAGACAGTGCCACTCTGAAAAACACAGTAACGAGGTTGCCCACACGTACATACCAGCCGTTCTGCTGCGTGTAGGTGTGAGCTGCCGTCCCGCCTGTGCCTACGAGTGTTGGCGTAAAACTTCCGCGGTAAGAAATAGCAAAGCCCCCATCGCCTTGACCGCTAGGCCTAAGTTTAAAGTTCGCGTCTCGTGAAGTGAGAGCGTCGCAAAGGGTTAGCGTGTTGCTGTTGTCGTCACTAACGCAGTAGCTGGTAGGGTTGACGCTGGCCCGCGATACCGGGTTGGATACGCGACTGACCATTGGCGCCGCGAAATACCCTCCGTTGCTTACGTTCGTGCTGCGTAGGATGGCGCTGCTAGATAAGGTCCCGACGGTAAAATCAAAACCCTCAAGCATAGGAGATTCGATAACCGTGCCGGGGCTGGAATCAGCAACAACGCCATAACACGGCTCAAAATACGGATTAAGTAGAACGTTATTTGGCGCAAGCACGAACTCAGCGTTAAGCATACCGCTGGTAACAGAGGCGTCTGCAGGCTCAAACTGCGGGGCTATGAACAGGTTGGTGCTGCCTTGGTTTATATAAATGTGCCTGTTGCCTTTGTTATTCCAAAAACCCGGCCTTATCCACACGTTATTGTTAGCCCCAACGCCTAGGCGGATAGGTCTACCGCACCCGTTAAATTCAATGTCTTCAAATATGTTGCTGAATACTTGGCTCCGCGATGTGGTGAGTGTTGACCCGTCAACAGTCGCCCCTATACCCGCCCCCCAGCCTAGCAAACGCACATTTTTTATGCGGCTGTCGTGCATGCCGTTAGCATCAGTCGGGCTGTAAGAGATCAACCCGCCAGAATTTGTTACGTCTGTGCCTGTGTTTTCTAGGGTAACGTTTTCCAATCGAAAAAACGCATCGACCAAAAGCGCGAATTTGCTCGAGGTGGCGGCATCAATACGCCACGAAAGAACGGTGTTTTGCTTATCTTCCCCTACTAAGCGGATTCCTTGCGCTGCGGCTGTGATGGCTAGATGCGCACTGAGCAGGTATTTATTTGGGTAGCTATTTGGGATAAAAATAGTTCTCGCGCCTGAATTGGCCGCGTTGTACAACGCAAGATCGTTCTGTGCTCGAGAGTTGGTCGTGCTAAGGCCAAACCGTTTGGCGTTGACAGCCCTTTCGCGCAACTCTGTTTCGACGTTGGAAGGCACCGCACCCGCCCCAGTAGGGGCGAAGGAAACAGCGCCGCTCGTGGTGTACCCCTGCGGCAAACCCTGCATGTACCTCACAAGGATGTTATCGGTGCCGCTAGGCGGCGCTGTCGTGAACGTGAGCGTGGTGCCCGAAGCCCATGTGTAGTCAATATCAGGACGCTGCGTTATTCCGCCCACAGAGACATCAAGGTTGTTAACAGCGCCAGGGTTGGCGGAAAGCGCAAACTGAGTTGTTGACCCGTTGCCGCTGAATTTATCCGAATTAGACGTGCCGAACGCTACGATGGTCGCTAGTGTTCCCGTGTTTACGTTCTGTAGCCCATCCGCGTTTTCGTTCCACCCTATCAGTTTATTTGCGGAAGGAGGAGGCAGCGTGGTGCTAACGCCCTCGGGTGTAGAAATACTTATTTTCAGAGACCGGTTAATCGCGTCGTAAAGCTGCTGGCAGAAGATGGTCAACCTATCTAGGGCGTTAGTAATAACGCTGGGGTAGAACCCTCCTTGGTTAGTTAGGTCTGTCGCCTGCAGATACTCTAACGAGCTGGTAACGGTAATGTTGAAACCCGTAGTTAAAGGACCATTAGTTAAAGTTATGCTGCCGCCAGGGTTCGCGTTCTGATCAACGTTCAAGGACACTGTGTAGTCAGACGACAACACCAGTAATTGGTCTGCGCCCAGGTTGGTGTCTGTGCGCACTACGTATAGATCCGCAGCGGTGAACACTTTGAACGCGAAGGGAAACACAGTTGTTGTGCCGTTGCCTGCGAACGGCCCCGCTTTGCGCACTTGGCTTGAAATAGTCATCTACAGCGATCCCAAGAGTAATGTGCGCAGCCTAGACTGCGCGCTGTGTTGTACGTGTACTAGCGTCGGCTTTCGGGACTGGCCACACCTGTGACAAGACCGCGCACGGCGTCGGCTGGGCTGGTGGATTCCACCTTGCCTTGGCTCACTCCGGCTAAGTAGCCCACAGGGCGGGCCGCAACGCTGGCCGGTAGGCCTGTGGTAATTGAGATCAGCGTGGCCAGGTCCTTGATGGTGCGCTGGTCTTTGCCCTCGCCAATGGCGGTTTTATATAGGTCGACGGGCACGCCCGCCATACCTTCGATTGCGCCCACTGCGGGGGCCACGCTCACGCGGTCGTCTACGGGGTTGTTATTGAAGCGCGCCACAGCGCTGTTCGCAGCTTGCCCAACGAATGGCACAAACGCGGTGGCGTTGCGCATTGGGCCGTACACAAACAGCGACATAAGCCAGTCGTCGAGATACTCGCCGTCTTTGTCGTCGTCAGCAGGGCCGCCCCGGAAGGCGTCGGCTATGGCCTGGGCCGCTAGCGCAGGAACAAAGAAGCCAATCACGAAGATATACAGCCCGCGACCCATGCCTTTGCGCAAGCCCATTTCCTGGGTGATTTTGCCGAACTCAGTACCCAGCAGGTTAGCTTGCATGTTGAAGTAGCCAGCGAACTGCGTGAAGATCCGCGCATAGGCTGGGCCAGATTCCACGCGGCTAATGTCCTCGGGCAGCGTGCTGCCTTGGGTCTGGCGGATAGTCGCGTCAGCAAGGCGCGCTGCGTTCTTAAGGCTTTGCCCTTCGGCCAATGCTTGGTTATAGGCAGCGGTCCAGATGATCGGCCCCATCACGTTGTCCATGGCGGACTGCATGAAAAACGTGTGGCGCTTGGTCCATTCTTGGCCGCGCTCGAGCAAACTGGGGTTGAGCAGAATGCTGTCGATCTCGCCCATCATCGCCGACACCTCATTGCTCATGCGGTTGGCCATGTAGGGTGATAGCTCAGCCACTTGTTGTGCGGTTTTCTTGGGCGCGCGCAAGTAAGCGGCGGTGCTGCTCAGCAGATTGGCAGGATTAACCTTGAGGCCCGCCAGTGCGAAGCCGGTTATCTGCTGCGCGGTGTTGCTGACGTTGGCCATCATGGTGGACATGCTGGTGCGGTTACGCAGGGTGTTAACCATGCGCATCATCCAGCCCGCGCCTGCGATGGGCGTAGTGACTTGCTGGCGCGCTGCGCGGTTGAGCCAAGGCATCAGCATGCCGTTAATCGCAGCCGGATCTACCCGGTTGAGTGGCGTGCTCACCGCCTTGCTAGCGATCAGTTTTGCCGCATCGCGCACGGGCATTTCCATGTGCGAGAACAGCAGCACCTTGTCGATGTGCTGGGGCAACGTGCGCAGATCGAGCAGCAAAGGCTTGTTGTACTCCACGCGCGAATTAGTGAACCCTTTGTTAGTGCCGGGGAAGGCGTATGCCATGCCTTCCTTGCCTTCCTCGATCAGTTTTTTCAGCTCGTTGTCTTTAACGATCCGGCTATCTACTTGCGCGGGCGCGTAGCCTCCGCGACGGGTTACGCCGAACGGATCGACGAAGGACTCGGCTGCGATCTCGGCAAAGTACTTGCCGTAGGCATCGCGGTGGGCGCGCTGTGCGAGGGGCTTAAGGTCCTCTAATTGGTCCCATACGGTCTGCACGAAGTCGTAATGTTCCTGTTTAAGCACACCCTCCGACACCAGCCGACCCACAAAGCTGTCCCATCGGGTTGTGTCGAGTGAGCCATCAGGCAACTGCTCGGCCCATCCGCGCCCTAGTAAGAGCTTGCGCTTGTTGGACTCATTGCCTGTGTGGATCAGCGCGTGCAGGATCTCGTTAAGAGCCACGCCGCCCGAGTCTTTGCCGAACGTGTAGTTGATCTCGGGCGCAGACACTAACCCAGGCTTAAGGGTCGGCGCGATGGCGTCGAACGCAGAGCGGAACTTGCGCAGCGCCTCGACCTTAGACGCGCGGTAACGGTCGGCGGCTTCTTTGATCGGTGTGAATAGAATCTTGCGGAAGGCGCCGAACTTGTTGTTGCCGTCTTTGGCATCCACCCAGGACTCAACACGGCGCAAGGCCGCACGCACTGTGGCCAAGTTCATGGCCAGTTGTTCTTCTGGAGTTACCGCGCTGTTCTCACCGGGGGCAGAATCGGGAATGCCGATTTCCTCGAGGCGTGCGCCCAGCTCAGCGGCAGCGTCTTGTCGGTCCATCAGGTCGCCGTCGATCTCCATCTGGCGGGTGCGCTTAGCCAAGTACCACAGCGACTCGATCTCCGCGTGCAGCCCGCGCAGTTGCTCCACGGTCAGCTCTTGGATGCTAGGCTTGGCCACTGACTCGGCAGAAGCCACGCTGGTTTGCAGCACCTCATACAAGGCCGGGTCGTAAGCCTGCACGGCTTTCAAATACTCGGTAGCTGTCTTGGCTTTGCCGCCATAACCGAAGTTGGCGAGCACAGCGCGCGCTGCGTTGACGATGTCCATGTCGCGGGACTTGCCCACTGCATCGTCTTTGCCGGTGACTATCTTCTTGAAGAATCGGTCAATTTTCGTGATCTCGTCGCGAGTCTCGTAGGCGGCTTTGGTCGCATAGTTGTTGATCACCTGGCTGCGCGCTTCAATCGCAGCAGTGGCTATGTCGTCAGCCTTGAGCGCTTTCTGGGCGCGCTTGGCTGCGCGCGCTTCCGCTGCCGCATACTGCTGGGGCCGCACGTCTTTAACCTTGAGGCGCGCGATCAGTTGCGCCGCGTAATCCTTAGCCGCACTGGCCAGGATGCGACGGCCGCCCACGGCTTTGGCCAAGGCGTTGGCCTGAGTGGTGACGAACTTGCTGCGCGCTGTGTTGTGAATGGCTTTATCGGCTGCGCGGGCGATGTCCTCTGGCGTTGCCAGCTCGCTGTATTGCTCGAGCATCCGCGCGTCGGTGACTTCCTCAATCTCCTGCTTGCGGGGGTTGGCTGCTAGCAGCTCGCGCACGAGCTGATCGCCCGATGTGAAGCCGAACAGCTCGGCCACCATGTCGGGGTGCATGCCCTCTGCAGCGGCCAAGCCCTTCTTGCCTACGGGCAGGAAGCGCCAAATTGCGTTGGCCTCCTCGCCATACATTTCTTTGAGCGCAGGCAGTGAGAGCTTGGTGCCCTCCATGTTGGCTTGCTGCGCGATGTTGCGCACGGTCTTGTTGGCACCATCGGGAATCTCAAGCTCACCGTAGCGCAGGAAGCGGTCGGCCCGGTACACAGGGCGCGCGTTCACTTCGGCCTCTACCTGGGCGCGTACTTCTGCGCGCTGAGCGGCGCGCTCTTTCTGTAGCCGCTTGATCTCGCGCCCGCGAGCGTTGTGCAACCACTGCATGTCGCGCAGGCCTCGGGCCTGCAGATCTTGGATAGCGTCGTTAGTGGCGTCGGTGCCCAAGGCCTGATAAGCCGCGAACTCCTCCGGGGTCATCCCGGCTTGCTCGGCCGTCTCGAACAGGGGTAGCATCGAGCGGCCCTGCTCGGCCAGCTTAATCTCTTCGGTGCTGGCAATCATGCGGTCCATAACGCCGCGCACCTCACCGGTTAGCTCGACATTAAGCGCGCGAAGGTCTTTGTAGACATTGACTAGCCAAGCCCTAAAGCGTTGGAAAAGGCCCTGCAGCTCTATGCTCGGCGCCTTGCCCTCAAACAAGTAGGCCTCAAAGCCACGGGCAAATTGCTCGTGGTATTGGCGCTTGCCCTCGAAGTCGAGCGCTTGCCATGCAGCCAAGTCGGCTATGCCGAACCATTTAAACAGGGCTTGGGCATCGTCGGTGATGGCGGCCGGGGCATCGGGCTGGGCTGCAATGTCCAGCATGGTCGCGAGGAAGAAGTGCCCCGATTCGTGCAGGAACGTGGACAGATCCGCGTTCTTAAGCAAGGTGATCGTGTTCGTGCTGGGGGTGAACGCGCCGCGTGCGCCTTGGTCTAGCGATTCCGCTTGATAGAACTTGCCGTCGGCTGCCTTGAATGCCGCGCCGTCACTGGTTAGGTCGTCGCTGTGCTTGATGTTGAAATCTTGCTGTGCCCTGCGCAGAAGGCCAGAAGCCACGCCCGTGCGCCGATTATCTTTGGCGGTGTACACGTTTTGGATAACGCCTGCTTTGCTTCTAGGGCCTTTCGTCCTGAACTGCAGAACGCCAATGGCGTTGCCCTCGCTGTTGTATTTAACGTAGCGGATAGAGCGGTGCGTCTTGCTTTTGTAGTCCGACTCGAAGGCTTTAACGTCACCATAATCGCGCAGCAAGGTCTCGCTTCCGACCATCTTTGACTCGTTGATAGGCGCAAGTAAATCGTTTTCTAAAGCGCCCTGCTCCAACACGCCCCCACTGCTCACCATTTCCGCAGCAACCTTGAGCGGGTACTGCGCATAGAGCGCTTCGGGTGTGGTGTTGAGCTTGGCGCCCATTACTGCATAGAAGTTCGACACCAAAGTGGCGTAA